GGGTTAATGTCAACGGGGTTCTCTACCGCCCACAGGTTCTCGGCAGCCCACAAAGCCCGATGCATAAACTCAATGACCTTATGTTTGCCAACAACATAGGGGTGGATTCGATTCTCCCAGTCCCCAACATTCCACACGCTGCGAAGCAATTGCTTTAAAAGCTCCCGAGTTCGTTCTTCTGGTTCCCGCATGTAAAACTGTTCGCAAACATCATGAACAAAGTTACCCAACAGGGTAGCCTCAGAAGGAGAATCAGGGATTTTATCTATCTTGCTGTACCTGAATTTCAACGGGCATTGATGGAACGTCGACATCGACGAAGGAGATAAATGCGGAGGAGGAACCAAAGAATCAGGAGTTAAAATCCCATTCACGCTGAAGCCTCTTCTACCTTGTCGGCACCAAAAGACAACCGAATGATTTCTTCAGACAAAGCAATCAAATCCTTGACAGATGCCGTCTCCAAAGTTGGTTTCGGGCGGTCGCCTGAATACTCCACCCAAAAAGAAGCGACACCATTTTTGGTGTCCTCATCCATGCCCTTGGCCAAAGATAAAAAGTTATCCCACGCTGCTTTAACCTGTGGGTCCGTGGCCTCCACGGCGGCTTCCGCTGCCTCGATTTCTAACGCAGCGTCGCTTCGTGCCAGATATGCCGACACACCAAGAGACATGGCCGCCTTCTTAAGCGCATCAGACGATGCACCTTTGAACTCGTCGCCCAAATCAAGCACTGACCCTGACTTCATGTATTTAATCTTCACACCCCCGTAGCCATCACGGTGAATGACCGCTCCATTAATGATCGCCGTCAATCGGACATGAGCAACGATCCAATCGGCATCCGTGGTGTCTCGGGCACACGAAACAATCTCATAAGACCAGTTCTCCACACCCAAAACAACATTCAACCGGTTAATAACCTCGTTGACGGGAATATACGTCAAGCGGGCATTTCCCTTTTTGATGACAGATTCCACCTCTTTTGGAAATGGTTCCGCTAGCTGTTGTAGTAATTCGTTCATCGGGCATCGCCCTTTCTGATAATAACGCTAGTTTTGGGATCGGACGTTTCGCAATACAGGTCAGCGTTTAAACCAATATCGTTCAATTTGCCCACCCTCCAATAAGAGGGAGCCAAATAATTGAGCATCTCCAAAGCCATTTCCTTTGGGGATCTCACCACTTCACCGGTTCGCATGTCAACGGATGAATCAACAATCCGATCGATGACAGCTTCGGCGAGTTCTTTGTGTTGCCACGTTTTGCGGGCTGAAGCTTGACGGCACTCAACGGTTGCCCCATCCCTGAGATTCAGTATCGGGTCGGAACCCATCAGATCAGCGACAACCCCAGAAACGCGGTTGTAAACCATCCCCAAATCAGCTTTCGCTAAATTTAGTTCTAATAAAATCTCAGCTCCGGCAACAACATCGTCGCCGACCTCGTCGGCTCGTTCATCAAGTTGAGCGAGTAAAAGCCGAAGCGTTTTGACGTCTTCTAAATTCATGGTAACTCTCCAAATTTTAGTAGTAGTTAGTAGTAGGGCTTGCTTAAGCGATGATAGCGATTCGTTTCCTCTGAGGCAACCCCAACCCGGTTAAATGTGTGAAAGCCCCCGCCGCAGAGTCAACCTGATCATCATGGGTCACCGCTTCAGGGAACGAAGCCAACTCATCTAACCAGTCCGTCAGCCACGGAGAACGAAGAACACGAATGTTGCCGTTCGCCACGGCAGCCGCAAAAGGTCGGGCTCTCGTAACCTTGTCGCCCGTAGCGCGAATACCCATAAAATCGTATCCGGGGACGATATATCGGGCGTACTGGTCCACTAATGCTTTCCCCGAGGAACCCGGCTCCTGCTCCATTCTAATTGCGACGGTCTTCCCGTCCTCGTATGCCGTTTGAGAAACAAGCTGCTCCACCTTCTCTCCCTTTACCCGGGCCCGCTTCACGTCCAAAACGTAAGATATGCCTTCATCGAACAGCATTAGCGTCCCCACTGTCCAGTCCGGATCAGGGTTCGAATGAGACGGCTCCGTGGCCGCCAAGTCCCAAAACCGGACAGCCCTAACATTTGAAGTAAGTTGCGGGATGTCCCCCCCGTCTATGATCACAACGGATTCACGGCTAAACAAAGACCCGAGAGTGGTAGACCACCAATCCCCCTCCTCCAACCGTTTGCGCTCAACGGGATCCAATTCCTGAAGTGATTGCCGGTAAGAAACAGCATCGATGCCCGGGTTGTCCTCAAGGAAAGATGGAACGAAAATGCGACCCTCGCTCTCGCCCTCCACAATAAATCGTTGTCTCACCCAATTCGGAGCAGGGTTAGACGCTGCCCGCATTCTCAGGGGGACCCTCGCTAAGGGGCCCGAAGCCGGACGACGTAAACGTGAAAACAGGTAGCGGTAATCGGACTCCCTAATCTCTGTAACTTCGTCCATCCCTATGAACTGAAACTCGGAGCCCTTATACCGAAGATAATCTTGGCTGTTGTTAAGGTAACCAAACGAGATTCTCGCGCCAGACGGGAACGTCGCCACATAGTTGTTGGCGTTCCAACTAACGTCGTCTTCTTCTTTTACCCACGAAGTGAAACGATCCATTAGCGCCCCCGGCAAAGCAAGGTCGGCGTAGGTGCGACGGAAAAGAATCGCAGAATAATTGGGTACGTCAACGTACTGGAGTGCCGCCATGAGAAGGGCGCTGGATTTCCCGCCCCCGGCACTTCCGCCAAATAGGGCTTCTAGGGCATAGCTTCGAAGAAACACCTTCTGCGTCAACGATGCCGTTTCTGGGCAATGGGGTGACGGTCGGGGTTCTAGATAGTTGAGGACTCGCGTCCAGTCTGTTGTCATACGGTGGGAGACCTCAGGTTTTTTTTAGCATGGGTCGCTAATGGTAGTCTTGTGGGGAGTATGCTGTCTGCATATGGTATTTTGGGCAAAGGCTAAACGCATGGTGGATCGAGAGAAACTTGCTAACACTCTGATGGTATCATTTATTGTCTGCACGAGTATAGGGGCGGCCATGGTTTCTCTTCCGCTGGGTTTCATCGTCGGGGGTTTAGCTTGTGGCGCGCTTGGCTTTTTGTTGGGTCTTGATTGATAATGGCTTGGAACTCAAATAACGACAAGTCCCTTAAGGGGACAGAGGGTAAGTCTGCACGGATGGGCCCGGGCGCTCCCATTTCTCACAATCCGTCTTTGGTTGGTCAGCCGTATCGGGATTCGTGGGACATTGAACGCGCTTACGCCGAGGGAATGCAGCGTGTTACTTGGGTTTCACGGTGCATTGACGCTATCGCTGGGAATCAGGCGCGGCTTCCGGTTATCCTTCGAGAGGGCAACGCTCCTGACGGGAAGATCGTTACGGCAAAATCTTTCGGGGCCGACACTTCGGTTTTAAATGTTTTAAATTCGCGTTCAAACATTGGTGAGAATTCTTTTATTTTCCGATACAGGCTGTCCTCCCAACTATTGATGAGCACGCGTGGTGCTTTTATTGAGAAGGTGCGTTCTCGCGATGGGCGTATTATTGGTTTGAACCTTTTGCCCCCCCAGCACACTTCTCCGTTGCCTGACCCGCGTAAGTTTGTTAGTGGTTACGAAGTTGAGATGCCGACAGGCCAGAAGGTTATTTTGAAACCCGATGATGTTATTTGGGTTCGCCGTCCGCATCCCTTGGATCCGTACTTGTCGATGACGCCAATGGAGTCGGCTGGGGTTGCTATTGAAATTGAGAATCTGGCAAAGCTTTATAATCGCAACTTTTTGATGAACGATGGCCGTCCGGGCGGTTTGCTTGTTTTGCGCGGCGAGATCGACGAGGATGACAAGAATGAGTTGCGGTCACGTTTCCGCGGGAACATTGGTCGCGTGGGATCAACCACGGTGGTTGCCGCCGACGATGGTGTTGATTTTGTTGACACTTCTTCTAATCCTCGTGATGCTGCTTACATCCAGATGAGGCAGATCACGAAGGAAGAGATTTTGGCTTCCTTTGGTGTTCCCGAGTCGGTAATAGGAAATGCCTCGGGTAGAACTTTTGCGAACGCATCTGAGGAGATCCGCGTATTTTGGATGGAAACAATGTTGCCGCACTTGGAGCCCATCGCTCGCGCTTTGGATATTTTGGACCCTGAACATTATATTGATTTCGACACATCAACGGTTCCCAATCTCATCATTTACAAGCAGGAGCGCGATCGCTATTTGATGGATGAGTTGCAACGGGGTTTAATCAGCGTCAACGAGTATCGGGATTTGACCGGTAAAAAGGTTGTCAAGTCTGATATTGCTGATTCGTTGTTGATGAACCCAAACTTGACTCCGATTGCGAACACGGAGAAAGAAATGGAGCAGCCGTCAGCGATGGTCGGTGGCGCTCCGGGGATGCCTCCGGGTGGTCCTCCGGGCGCTCCTCAAGGCGCCCCTCCGGGCGGCCCTCCTCCGGGTGGCCCTCAAGGTGGTCCCCCGTTGGACCCCAATACGATGCAAGGATCTTTGGCAGGGGAACCTCAGGGCGCTTCGGGCGGGGGTCAAGAGATGGGGCAACTTTCTGGCGAGCCTGAAAATTTGGAAACAAAGGACGAGTTCGGACGGGATTATGAGCGTTGGATCGGAATTTTGGATCGGAGTTTAGAGCGTTTTTTTGAGCGGCAACAGAGAGTGGTCCTCGAGAAGGCTTTAAGCCGCAAGGCGAAAACTTTGCTGACCGAAGGCTCGTTGGAGGTGGAAAACATTTTGTCTTTGGGTACTTGGGATCGCCAAATGGAAGAGGACATTCGCCCCGTGTTGAATTCTATTATTAAGGATTCGCAGGAGTCGCAGGGAAAAAAGTCTGCCGAGTATGAGTCTCCGGAATCTGGGGATGTTCAGGTTTACTTGAACTCTCAGATGGATAGAATTAAGTCGATCAATTCGGAGACTTGCGTAAAGATTGAGGCTGAGTTGGTGTCGGCGATGCTGTTGCAGGACGAGGGGCGACGGGCAGCGGCGCTAAAGAATGGTTTGGTTACGGTGTTTGCTAATTTGTTGGCTAAGGCTCCTGCGGCGGTGTCTGGGGACGAGGCTCGCCGGTCTTGGCGGTTCCCAATCATCTAGTTTCCGTAAAATGGTTTACGGAAACTAATCAAATTCAGGGGGTTACTTGCACAAACGGTACC